TAAATCATTAAAATTATAGTTTTCATCTTTACCTATCATATATCTTCCAACTTGTCCTACATTTCTAAACTCAAATGATGTTCCTGGCCTGTAATTAAGTGTATTCATGCTGTCTTTAATTTTATCAATAATAAATTCATTTAAATTTTTTATAATAATTGTGCCTACAGATAATCTTAAATTTAAAGATAATGTATTTTTAAGTGTACTCATTTTTTTTGTTGCACACCTCATTTTATCGGTTACAATATATACTCTATTATCATCCCATCCAGTCATACTTAAATAAACTGTTTTAAGTCCCGCTTCTTTTAACTTAGTTAAATAATTTAAACTAGAGGTTCTTAATCCGTTTGTAGCAATAGTTGTTCTGTGACCCAAATCGGTAGCAACTTTTATTAGCTCAGGCAAGTCTTTATGTAATGTGGGTTCACCACCTATAAATCTAAATTCTGTTGGTTTAGTAAATCTAGTAAAAAAATTGATAAGTTTATCTTTTGGTAGATCAGGTAAATCTCTATTTGGTAAATAACAATTAGCACATTCCATATTACATCTATGTACTATATCACAATATATATTTTTAAAAGGATTGTTTTCAGGTTCAAATATTAACACAATAAATTACCACTTTGATATATTTTTTTTAACTTATAAAAGTCATTATATTTATCTTTAAAACTAATACTTAAAATTATTCTATCAAAATTAACATTAGTTTCTACTCCATGTATTGTATTAGTGTTTATACAAAATGAATTAATTGTATTGATACTTTCAACTATATTTTTTTTGGCAAATCTTTTTGCTGTTGTATTTTTTTCTTTATCTTTAAATAAAATTTTTACTTCTTCAGCCTCAGTTTGTTCTTCATAAAAATTTAATGTATTTTTTATATCACATATTATTGGAATATTAATGGCTACGTTTCTTTTGTCTTTATGTGGAGTTACTTCACCATTTGCTAATATCTTAAAAAATTTTACATTCTCTATAAGATTATTATAATCTTTAAAAACTGATAATAGATTTTGTATAATTTTTGTATCTGTAGAAATGTATCCTGTGTAAAGTGATTTTAACTTTTCACTTCCATATTGAGCCCACTCTATATTAGATTTTTTATACAAAATTTTAAGGTCTGATTTAAATTTATTTAATTCACATATTTCAAAAATATTACTCATATGCTTATTTAGTCGTATAAATAGTACTATGGCAGCAGTAGCAAATTTAACGATAGATCAAGGTGCTTCTTTTAGTTCATCTGTAACAGTAAAAGACGCAAATGGAGATGCATTTAATTTAACTGGTTTTACAGCAGAAGCTAAAATGGCGTTGGGTTATACTTCAACAAGAACAAGAACCACATTAACAACAACATTTGATGCTGATAGAACAACAGGCATTATTAATCTATCTTTAACTGCAGCTCAAACTGCGGCTTTAGACGCTCCTGCTAGATATGTTTATGATATAGAAATAACATACACGGCAGACAGCACAGTAACAAGAGTCATAGAGGGAATTATAACCGTACGACCTAACGTGACTACATAAATAAGTGAACAATAACATATGTTAAGGAGTAAATTAAAATGAGTAGTGAATTGAATACACAAAAAACTGAAACTGCACCTCAGGTGCCAAGTATCTTTATCAATGGTAAAGAGTACAAACAAAACGAATTATCGGGTGATTGTTTAAATGCTATTGCTGTAAGACAAGATTTACAAGCAAGTAGAGTTAGACACGTGGTAGAAGTTGAGAAAATTGACGTTCTAACAAAATATTATGACGATAAAATTGAAAAAGAACTTGCAAAAAAAGACGACACTAAATCTGCAAATGGTGCCGAAACTGCGTCAAACGTAGCAACAGCTGCTGACGCAAAAACAGCAAATTAATTCAATAAATTTCAACATATATCCTCTTAATTATATAAATATATAAATATAAGTATCTTGTATAAAAAGAGGGTATATGGCAAACGTAACAGCAAAAATTAACGCAACGACAGCAGCGGGTCCTAAACAGGTTTCCGTAACCGTTCCCGCAGCTACAACAAAATTAAACAGATTACAAGACGTAGATGTGACATCATTGGCCGATGGAGCATTACTTCAATATGACAATAATACTAAAAAATGGACAAGTAGAAATGATATAATAACCGATACTGGTGGTGATTTGATATTAAACGGTGGCACATTTTAACAGGAGAGAGAATAAATGGCAACAATAATCAAAATAAAACGAACTACAGGCGCAACGGCACCTAGTGGTTTAAATCAAGGAGAGTTGGCTTACGTTTATGACACATCCCAAACCAATAGTGGTGCAGGTGGTAATGGTTATAGACTTTTTATAGGTGACCCTACTTCAACATCAAATTCAGCAATTGAAATTGGTGGTAGATATTACACTCAGTTACTAGATCATAGTCCTGGAACATTAACAGCTTCTAGTGCAATTGTAACTGACTCAAATTCAAAAATAGACAATTTAATTGTTGATAACTTAGACTTAAACGGTAATACTTTATCATCTACAACAGGTGATATTATATTAGGTGCATCTGGAGACATTGATGCAAATACAAACGTTATTAAAAACGTTGTAGATCCATCAAGTGCTCAGGATGCAGCTACTAAAGCATACGTTGACAGTCTAGTTACAGCACAAGATTTAGACTTTCAAGCAGACACAGGCGGTGCTTTAAATATTGACTTGGATAGTGAAACATTATCTGTAGTTGGTGGAGAAGGTATTGATACAGCAGGTTCAGGAAATACAATTACTATTTCTGGAGAAGACGCTACATCATCAAATAAAGGTATCGCATCTTTTGATGCTACAGACTTTACTGTTACATCAGGTGCTGTTGCTGTAAATACAATTACACTTGGTTCTTCATCTTTAAATCCAGGTGCAACAACAACTGATGTTGCAGGATTAACATCTTTAGTTGTTGACAATGTTAGTGTAGATGGTTCAACTATTACAGCTACATCTGGTGATTTAACTTTAACTGCTACAAGTGGTGATATTGATGCTAACTCAAATAAAATTGTAAATGTTGCAACACCTGTAAATGATACAGACGCTGCTAACAAAGCATACGTTGACGCTGCTAGAACAGGATTAGATGTAAAAGGATCTGTTAAAGTTGCTACAACAGCAAACATTACACTTTCAGGAACACAAACAATTGATGGAGTTGCCCTATCAGTTGGTGATAGAGTTCTTGTTAAGAATCAAACAACTGGAAGTGAAAATGGTATCTATGTTGTTGCTTCAAGTGGATGGTCAAGAGCTACTGATGCTGATGAAAATGCTGAAGTTACTTCAGGAATGTTTACATTTGTTGAACAAGGTTCAGTTAACTCGGACACAGGTTTTGTACTTACAACTGACGGTGCAATAACAGTAGGTTCTACAAGTTTAGACTTTACATTGTTCTCTGCTTCAGGTACTTTAATTGCTGGAGATGGTTTAAGTAAAAACGGTGATACATTAGAAGTTAATGTTGCAAATGGTCTTCAAATTGCTTCAGACAACGTAGAACTTGCTTCTTCAGTTGCTGGAGATGGTTTAACATTCTCATCTGGAGTTATTGATGTAGTTGGTACTTCAAATAGAATAGATGTAAGTGCTAATGCAATTGATATTTCAACTTCTTATGTTGGTCAAGCAACAATTACTACATTAGGTACAATTACTACTGGTACTTGGACTGCTGACGTAATTAATGAAGTTTATGGTGGTACTGGACAAAGTTCATACACTACTGGTGATATTTTATATTCAGATGGTGCAAACTCACTTGCTAAATTGGCATTAGGTGCTAATGGTAAGATTTTGCAATCAGATGGATCAAATGTAACTTACGGGGATATTGACGGCGGAACTTATTAATAGTCGTTAATAATAAAAAAATATGGCGACTGTTATTAAATTAAAGAAAAGTGAAACTGCAAGTTCAGTTCCAACAACTAGTGATTTGGTTGTTGGAGAAGTTGCAATCAACACAGCTGATCAAAAAATATATGCTAGGTCTAGTACTGGTGTAGTTGAAGTTGCTAATGCAGCAGCTTCGACAGGTATCAGTAATGATGATGCTACAGCACTTGCAATTGCGTTAGGATAATAAATGGCAAATACATTTAAGACTAAAACATTTGGTGGTGGAAGTACAACTGCAAGTACGGCCATGACAATTTATACTGTGCCTTCTTCTACTACGGCTGTTGTATTAGGACTTACTCTCTCAAATATTTCTGCAACAAACATAGAAGTTACAGTAACTTTAGAAAATAATGATGGTGATAATGTTAGTATTGTAACTAATGCTGAAATACCAGGCAAAGCATCACTTGAAATCATGTCAGGAAACAAATACGTAATGGAGACTGCCGATGTTTTAAAAGTTACATCTAACACCGATAATAGTGTTGATACAACTTTAAGCATAATGGAGATTACGTAAGATGGCTACATATCTAGGTAAGGCACCTGCTCGTCTGGCAATCGTAACAGACGACTCAGTTACTTCAGCAAAAATTGTAGATAACACCGTTACCTCAGCAGATATTCTTAATGCATCTATAACAGGTGCCGATTTAGCAACAGATATAGCAATTACAACTTCAGGTAATATTTCTACAACTGGAGACCTTACAGTAGATACAAATACTTTACATGTTGATAGTTCTAATAATAGAGTAGGTATTGGAACATCAAGTCCTACCGATGAACTTCACATAAAAACTGGTGATGGTTATAATCCACCTACAATAAGATTAGAAGCAGGTGGTGGTCAATTTACTTGTCTAATAGGTATGGGTAATGGTACCGACACTTGTTTAAAATCT